ACACCGGCAAACTGCTCGCCTAACTGACCTAACATTGAACTGGTCAACTGTGACCCGCGCAATATTTCCTGCTTACCATTCCTCTTTTGTATATCGGCTTTCTTCTTTTCGTAGTCTGCAATAAGTTTTAATCGCAATTCTTGATGATCAAATATCATCGTATCTTCTTGCGACATTGCTTCGTCTAAATCAGCAAGTTTCTTTTGATGCGATTGAAGAAGAATCTCTTCTTCTGTCATTAAGCTCTGCCTAATAGCTTCTACGTTGCCGCCAACTCTTTCTTGCCTTGATGCATCATCTTGAGCTTGCTTGAACTCTTCTAGTTTTGTAAAGGCTTTATCCAACTCAGTAGTAACACCATGAATAGCAGCTTGCTCTCTAAGTAATGCTATAGATGACTTGCCCATTGCATTTGCTTGCTCAATGACTCCTTCAACGAAAGAATCCTTAGCATTAGCTGCCGCTAGATCTTTGGCTGCTGTTTCTTCTGCTTCTTGATTGGCTTCCCTTTGCGCTTCAACTTGCGCCCTCAACATCATGATTAAGTTGATTTGACCTTCTGTAGCACCTTGTTGAGCCAGGTTATATCTTATGAGCGCTTCTTCACCCAACTGCAATTCAATCAACTGCTTATGATATCCTTCAACGACATCATCCAAGCCTTTTCTTATATCTGCGGCTTTTTCTATTGCCTCATCTATTACATCATTTTCTTCTTTCTTAACATCTATAGTGCCGCTGATTGCATCTTTATAGAGATTTTGAGTTGTCGTAGATCTTTTAACTGCGTCTACGGTCTCTTGCAAAGTGTTGTTAATTTGTATTAAAGCGAAGTTTTCTAAGTCCGATGCGTCTCTAGCTAAGACTAACTCTTGAGTGAATGCAGCAAGAGCGACGGCGGCTTCGTCGCCGCCAGTAGATAAGTCAAAATACATATTCTGAAGCTTTTCTGCTTCATCTCTATTTATGTTCAGCCTTCCTGACATAACAGACAAAGCATCAGCGGTATGGTTTATACCTTGCTCCATATCTTTGAATTTAAGATCAGCAGCAGAATCTCTAAACTGATCCATAGCTTCAGAAGCTGCTTGTACTGCTGTGACTAAAGCAAGTCTTATTCTAGATTCTGCAAGTTCTTTGCTTTCTGCTGACAGCTTTGCAAACTCTTCTGCTATGTTCGCCGTCGCATTAAGGAAGTTTACATCTAATATTTTAGACGTTTCTTCGGCAGTCTTCTTTAACTCTTCTAGTGCATCTTTTGAGTCAAAAATCTTAGGCATGAATGCTGTGCCTAGCGCTGCTCCGACAGCCAATAGAGCACCAACCATTGCGCCATTTTGCCCAAATAAGGACGCAACCTGACCACCTTGCTGTCCAAATACGAGAAGGGCGTTCTGCCCCATTTGAAGCTGTACCGCAACGTCCTGAACTTGATGACCTAATTGACCTAAGCCACCCCTCATCAGCCTTAGACCACCTTTAGCTGTTCCTGCTGCTGCTTGGCCTTGGCCCCTGAGTTCTGCCGTTGCTAGTTGTGTTGCTCTAACAGACTCTATCTGTTCATCGCTAAGACCCTGCATCCTAAGCTTGAGAATCTGTATCTCGTCAGCAGTCTTATCAGCGGTATCAGCCTCAAACTGTAACTGTCGGATTGCTTTAGCGGTGATGTCAGAAGCGCGTTTGTCCTCGTCTGCTTTCGCTTTAGCTTGGCGAGCGGCTTCTTCTTGGGCCTCTGCTTCACGCTTGTGAGCATCAATGGCTTGATGAAGTGAAGTGATGTGGTCTAGCTGGGCCTGATTAGCGCCCATGTTGGCAGCAGCCAAGAGGTCTAACTCTTTAGCTGACTTCTTCAGTGCTTGTACTTGGTTCTCCAGCCCAACAGATATTTTATCTATCGCATGCTTGCGAAAGGCTTCGGAGGTTTTCTTTGCTCGCTCTACATTACGGGCATAGGAGTTGAATCCTAACTTAGTCTGATCATCTATTAGGATTCTTGCTAGGACTGTGTCTCTTGTCGCCATCTGTTAATTCTCTTTTAACTCTAAAGAAAGTCCACCAGTGATCAAACTCAGAAACAGTCATGTCTAGGATTGTCGTTAAGGGCTGACCAAGGCGCTCTGCTAACTCATACATGTAGTATAGCTGAGTTGGTTTGTCTTGGTCAGTTATAAGTTTTTTTCCCTTTCCTCCTCTGACTCATTGTCAGCGGTAAGAACAAACGTAGCGAGCCTAGTCACAACGTCTGGATCAACCTTTTTCCTTAGCGAAACTTTGTCTTCAAGAGTGAATACTTGATCGCCATTTTCGTCAGTAAGGCCAAAGATCACCGCGTAGATAAGATAATCAGTGTTATCTGCATCTGCGCGGCGTAGCATCCGAGCTTTATCATCAAGCGTCAGATTCTTTGCATACAAGGTCACATCCCACTCGGGGACTTCAATCTTGCGTAATTCCTTAGTGCCAAAATGAGCTACAGCGTTCTCAATTAGCTTAGGCATGTTATACCGTAGCTGACGTTAATGCGCCTGTACCTTGTACGGAGATAGTAGCTTCTACCATTCCGTCAAAGCTTGCACTTCTAGATACGCCTGTAACTAAAGCAGTGCCAGTGTAATAAGTATCGCCAGTGGTATCGCCTTCAGGATACAAATTCAAAGTAACAGAAGCGCCGTTTGTTAAAGCTCCCTGTCCTGATGAGTCCGTCTCGTCCCAAAAACAATCTAATGATCCAGAAAAACTGGTCAAAGTAACTGCATGAGTACGGGCTGTATCCGTCATTTTTGTGGTCTCAACCGTGTCGGCTGTTTCTTCTATGGAAAATGATTTAACTTCGGCTACAGCATTGCTGCCGACTTTAACAATTCCATCGCGTCCGATGTGACTTGCCATTATTCAGACTCCTTATCTGATTTAATTTCAGGCTCAACAGCATCTACAGGCTCGGGAGCCTTCTTAGATTTTGCTTTACCCTTCTTTTCTTCTGTCCAACCGAGGTTGATCATAGATTCTACTTTAGACGGATGTGCATCAACTTCCGATGAACCGTCTGGGCTATATAACTTCATAGTATATCACCTATATTCCTGTTTCTGGAGCGTTTTGTGCTGTCCTATATTCTACAACATAATTCATCGTTGCATACCCTACTGGGTTCTCACCGTCACCATCATAGTCAATGTCAGTGGATTCCAGATAACTAAATCTCGCCTTACCGTTTAACTTAGGGTCATTGCCCATAGCGGTTTCTACTTCCGCGCAAATAGTGTCTATCGTATCGTCAAACGTAAGATTCGCTTTAACGTAGGCTTCTATAGTGAGGGTCATAACTCGGTCTATACCTAAGCCTGTCCCTATCGTAGATATGCTGCTGGTCTCAGCCTTAGAGTAAATGACCAGTGCAGGCATTGAGGAATCGCTCAGAGGATAAACCCTAGACTGAAACACGTTAGTGCCAGTCGTAGTAAGTCCTGTCAGCGTAGTGCCTACTTGCTCTCTGATCTGCTGTCTTATGTGACTCATTGCTGTTCCAGTTGAATCTCAGAGATGCCTGTGCCGTCTGGGCGAATGTTTACAACTTTGTAAGTGATGCCGCTGATAACCATTGTATCTTGATGTGCAATAGAAGCTGCATCAGCAGTACGAATAACTGCAATAGGTTGATTGACTTCTACCGCAACACTGCCGGTCTCAACTGAAAAATAATCGTTGAGCAAGATCGTCTTGATCGTAGTTGCAGAACCACCGGCAGGCGTATAACTACAGTCAACGCCGAAATCGTTCAACATGATCAGCCGGTCTGCGGCGGTCTCTACCATCTACTTCTTCTTTTTTGTGTACGTTCTTTTCTTAGGCGCTTCAGCAGATTCATCTAAAGCAATAGCCCTATTCTCAACTTTAGGCTCATCGTATGGGGCGATCCTACCAATGCCCAACAACGCCTTTGCCTCTGCATCAGAGATCTCTACTATTGACTTAGCCTTTCTAGGCGCACCGTCAATAACACAGTTCCGCAAAACTTGATATTTCATCTTGCCTCCAAGATTCGGTGGGGCCGAAGCCCCACCTATCTTAATTACCACTGTTAGTCACCTTGGTCATTACCGAGGCAGAAGCTAACTGCGTGTCGTACAGCAACGTCCATAGTCTGGACTGCGCGGATCAGGATAGTTCCTGACTTGCTGTTGGTGTATGGATCAACCAATACATCCAAACCGCCCCACATTCCAACCAAGAGGTCGCTGAAGTTACCGAAGTACAAGTCGCCTGCTGAACACTGGTTAGAGACAATAGCCTTATAACCGTTCATCGTGCCGCCTGGCTCAATGACGAACTGTGCAGTGTTGGAAGCCTTTTCTACAGTCTTCAACGCGCCGTACATTGACGCAGGAAGGATGTAAGCAAGGTTACCTTGCAGAGCGTTGTCTGCTGCAACTTCTGTTTCCATTTGAACAACTTGTGCGAACGTAGGAATTAAGTCCGTAGCAGCACCGAAGTCAACAGCGTTAATACCGCTGGTGCTCTTGATGCCGGTAGGCTGACCGCTTGAGCCAGTTCCCGCTAACGCTGCCAAGTCCATTGCAGTTGCAATAGCTTGTGCCAAGTCATCACGAATGAGCGCTTCAATGTCTAAAGTGCTCTGCTGGATCATACGCCGAGTTACTTCAGTAAACGCACCCAGATCCTTCGGAGAGAGGGAAATCTGGCTGAAGGTAGGCTCTGATTCAGCTACGCTTGCGCCTTCACTAGCAAGCCAAGCAGCAGAAGAAGAAGTCGCTTTCTTCGGAATC